GATGTACAAGCTGGATTATCTACAACAATGGCAATAAAAACAGATGGTACACTTTGGGTTTGGGGTCATAATACTGCATTTGGAATGCTTGGAACGGGTGAATCAATATCAACATCATACTCATCTCCAATACAATTAGGAACAGATACAAATTGGAAACAAGTATCACAACGAGTTAATCATGTAGGTGCTGTAAAAACCGATGGTACTCTCTGGATGTGGGGTAATGGTAATGTTGGACAATTAGGACAAGGTAATACAACTTCCCGATCATCTCCAGTTCAAGTTGGTACACTCACAAATTGGTCAAGTGTCTCTGTTGGGCAATCGTATACGCTTGCAGTAAAAACCGATGGTACTTTGTGGGGATGGGGATTGAATTCAAATGGTAGGTTAGGACAAAATACTACTGTAAATAGATCATCTCCAATACAATTAGGAACAGATACAAATTGGAAACAAGTATCAGCAGGTAATGTTTCGTTTGCAGTAAAAACTGATGGTACTTTGTGGGGATGGGGGGTAAATACATCATATCAACTTGCGGATGGTACAAATGTTGATCGTTCATCGCCTGTTCAAATAGGTACACTTACTAATTGGTCATTAGTTAGTGTTAATGCTGGAACTACTAGATACAATCAATTTGGAATAAAAACCGATGGTACTCTTTGGACATGGGGTTCTACTAATAATGGTGGATACGGTGATGGTACATTTAGTCAAGGTGGAAGATCATCTCCAGTTCAAGTTGGTACACTCACAAATTGGAACTTTATAAATAATGCTCAGTCACACACTATTGCTCGTACAAGTGATGGTAAAGTATGGACTTGGGGAGATACATCAAATGGGGCAAACCAATTAGGGTATAGTACAATTAGGTCTTCTCCTGTCCAAATTGGCACACTTACTAATTGGGGTGGAAATGTTCGTGCAGCTGGAGCTCAATGGACTTTAGCAAATAAACAAGACGGTTCTCTTTGGGGTTTTGGTTGGAACAACGAAGGAGAATTATCACAGAATAATGTAATTTGCACAGCATATCCAGTATCACTTCCAATCACAGTATCAAGCTTTACAGTTGGATATTCACATACACTTGCAATAAAATCCGATGGAACTTTATGGACATGGGGTAGAAATAGTTTCGGTAGACTTGGTGACGGTACTACTATTGATCGTTCATCACCTATACAAGTTGGTTCTGATACTAATTGGTCAAAAATAGCAGCTGGAAACGCTTCATTTGCTATAAAGACTACTGGAACTCTATGGGCATGGGGTGATGGTATAAATTTTGGTTTGACTGGTCAAAATGATGCAGTAAATCGTTCATCTCCAGTTCAAGTAGGTACTGCTACGGATTGGAGTAATGTGTATATGGCAACAAATACAGTATATGCAATAAAAACGGATGGTACACTTTGGTCATGGGGTAGAAATGATAACGGACAAGTTGGAGATCGAACTATTATTACTCGTTCATCGCCTGTTCAAATAGGTACACTTACAAATTGGGCAAATGCTTCTTACGGTGGTAATGCTACTCACGGTGGTGCTATAAAAACAGACGGTACACTTTGGATGTGGGGTAGAAATAATAGTGGTCAGTTAGGACTCAATGATACAACAAATCGATCATCTCCTGTTCAAGTGGGTACACTTACTAATTGGTCAAAGGTTACAGTTAGTGCTTCAAATACTGTTGCTATAAAAACAGATGGTACTTTATGGGTATGGGGAAATGGTACAACTGCTGGTATGAATGGTTTGAATGATTTTGTAAACCGTTCATCACCTGTTCAATTGGGAACTAGTGATAAATGGGTTGATGTTTGGTCTGGTGACTCATATACAATAGCAGTGAAATCATATCAGTAAAATATTATTTGGTTATGTAATTTAATATTTGTATATTTGTAATTACTTTGTTACAAAAAAATAAAAAGGTTTTGTTATGGCTAAACGAGAAATACATCCATTGGATTTAGCATTGGAGGCTTCTGTTAATGGTCAACCAGAAATAGGTGAAACTATACTACGGGATCAACCACAAGACGATACGAGAGTTTTATTTAACTTAGGTTGGCATGAAATGAGGAAGGGTAATATGATTAAAGCCTTTGAACATTTCAATTATGGTAGATATATTAATGTATTCGGACTACCGCCTGTATCTGGTAAGATTTGGAGAGATGAAGATTTGAACGGAAAAACACTTCTTTTCAGATGTGAGGGTGGTTTTGGTGATCAAATTCTTAACTTTCGTTTTGCCAAACGGTTTGAAGAAATGGGTGCAAGAGTTTTGGTTTCATGTGCTCCACACTTAAAGGAGTTATTCTCTCGGCACGGATTCATTTGTATTGATAACGAAGTAGTTCAAGGTTGTTATTACGATTATTGGATTCCAGCAATGTCTGCATCTTATATTTTAGGAATGGAATACGAAGATTTGGATGGAAAACCATTTATTTTTCCAAGAGAAAAAAGAAATTTGTTCTCAAAACCAAATAAATTGAAAGTTGGTATTCGTTGGAGTGGTTCTCCAGACTTTGAAGATGAACAACACCGAAGATTTCCTCCTGAACTTATGATAGACTTACATGATATACCAAATACAACATTTTATTCTTTACAAAGAGACGAAAATTGTGTTGATGGTCTTCCATTCGGTGATATGCGTGACCAAATGAAAACATGGGACGATACTGCTTCTATTATTGCAGGTTGTGATGTAATAATTACATCATGTACTTCAATCGCACACCTTTCCGCTGCTATGGGAGTTCCAACTTGGATAGTGACACCTATAATGCCGTATTATACATGGGTATTTCCAGGTGAAACTTCACGGTGGTATGACTCAGTAAGATTATTTAGACAAAAAAAGTACGGAGAATGGGAAGCACCATTCGCTAAAATCAGAGAAGAACTTACTAAATTAGCGGAAACTAAAAAATGATTCCACATTATTATCAATACGTTCAAGGGTGGTTCGTTCAAGAAAACTTATACACACAAATGGTAGAATCGTGTAATAACACCGATGAATATCACTTTGTAGAAGTTGGAAGTTGGAAAGGAAAATCATCAACTTATATGGGTGTTGAGATTATAAACAGCGGTAAGAGTATAAAATTCGATTGTGTAGATACATGGTTGGGTTCAGAAGAACATATAAATCTAAAATCCTCATGTTATGAACCACTTTTGGAAATAAAAGACGGACTTTACAATAAATTTCTAACAAATATAGAACCGTTAAAGTCTGTTATTAACCCAATTAGAATGACTTCTGTTGAAGCATCGAAGTTGTATGAAGATGATAGTTTAGATTTTGTTTACATCGATGGTGCACACGATTACAATAGTGTTTATGATGATATTCAACATTGGTTTCCTAAAGTAAAAGTTGGTGGGTATATTGGAGGTGATGATTTGGATTGGAAAGGTGTTAATATGGCGGTTTATGATAACTTTGAAAACAATTTTATTTCTATAAAAGGTAAAACATGGATAAAACAGAAGCGCCGAGTTTAGATATTATTCTAAGAACACACGATTTTATAGATATTCACTCTTCTCCAAACGGTAGATATTGCAATGTTAGTAAAACTGAATTGATTTGTAAGTGTGTTAAATCATTAATTAAAACAGCAAACAATTACAACGGTAAAGTAAAATTTATTTGGTTAGATGACCATTCATCTCAATCAACGATAGATAAACTCTATACAATATTTTCAGAAACAAAACATGAAGTAGAATTTGTACCATTAGAATCTCGTGGTTGGAATGCATCAGGATATGAACAGTTTGAAAGAGGACGTGCATCTACTGCTGATTTAGTTTATTTTGTTGAAGATGATTATTTACATTACCCAACTGCAATAGATGAAATGGTTGATTCATACACAACATTCAAGAAAAATCTTGGGGTTGAAGTTGCTATACACCCGTTTGATGATCCGGATAACTATTTACCAAAATATATTGATGAATGTAGAGTTGTTTTAGGCAAATCGAGAAGATTTAGGACAAACAAATATACTACATTTGTTTTTCTGTGTTCACCTGAATTAATTAGAAAACATTGGAGTAGATTTTATACGTTAGCAACCGAATACATGACTGAGTGGGGTGAGCATAATAAAATTCACGAAGGTACAACTATAAATCATATTTGGCGATGGGAAGCAAAATTATTTACACCAATTCCATCTTTAGCACTTCATATGGGATTTGAAGAGCAGAAAGATCCTTTTTTAGATTGGAAAGCGTTGTGGGATTCTATTTAATTAGCATATTTATATTTGTATTTAATACTATACTAGGAAAATATAATGAAATATGTTTATGTGGAAAATAATATTGTTGTAGGAGAAAGTAGGATATTACCTACTACATGGAATAATATTTCAAATTTTAACTGTTTATCCCAACAAACTCTTAAAGAATATGGTTGGTTTCCATATAGATTTGTACAAACTGATTTACCCAACGGATATAAAGTTGACGGCTCATATATTGAAATTTTAGAAGATGAAGTGGTTGAATACCAAACAAAAATATTAAAAACTGAGGAAGACATCGCTATTGAAACTGCTAACCAATGGGAAAATATTCGTGGAAAACGTAACATAGAATTAAATGAATCTGACTGGACGCAGATTTCAGATTCACCACTTTCAGAAGAAATGAAGGCAGAGTGGAGAGTATATCGTCAAGCATTGAGGGATATAACCAACTATGAAGATCCTTGGTCAATAGAATGGCCAGAAAAACCATCTGATGAATTAAGAACGTCAGTACAACCGAATGGAGAAGTTTCTTGAAAAATAAAGTATTACAATTAATAAAAGAAATGAATCTTGCTATCTTCAATGAAAATGATTTGATAGATAAGCAGATTATTGTTTTATATCCAGGTACTTTTAATCCAATGGGTTTACATCATAAAGAAGAATACGATAGATTATGCCGTAAATTTGGTTCAGATAATGTATATATTGTTACAGATGATATGCAAGACGCTATAAATAAACCACTTACATTTGCAGAAAAAAGTGCAATTATGAAACGTCATAATGTAAAAAATATTATTAAAACAACAAATCCTTATAACCCACTTGAATTATTAGAAGAATTTGACCCAACACATACGGTAGTTATATATGCCGTTGGAAAAAATAATATCGGTAAATTAAATCAATTCAAGCGGTTAACTAAATATAATAAGGCTTCTAATTTACCTTATAAAGATATTCAAAATCCTTATTTATATTATGTAATTACAAACCATATTGTTTATAATATACCAAGTCACGGTGAAATGAATAAGGCAAATATTCAAAAAGCGTTGGGTGATAGAACTGCTAAATTAACAGAATTAAAATCTCGTTTTATTTCTATTTTTGGTTGGTTTGATGCAGAGATTTTCAACATGGTTATTTCAAAAATGAACACAAACCGTGGTAAGATGATTGAAGCAAAGAAGAAAAAAGAAGGAGAGTTAAGACCACTTCACATGATAACAAGAAAGTTTTGGGATAAAGTATATGAACCTGTTATAACAGAAGAAGTAGAACAAATAAATGAAGTAGCAACATTACCGACTGGTTTATTGAAAGAAATAGAGCCAGTTGCCATAGAACTTTTTACGGAAATTGCTGATTTAATACGATTAGATTCAAGTTTTCTTGGATTTAATCGTATTTTGCTTCCTAGAGTAAAATCTGGATTTGAACATCAAGAATATATTACATCAATTGTAAATCGTTGGATTAAAAACGAAGACTATGTTAAACAATATGGTAATAAATTTTTTAATGGCATTAAGTTACGATCTGTTGATTTTGAAGTTGCAATGGGATTTGATAACAAATTTTCTGAAATAAAAAAAGTTTTACAGTATTGTTTTAAAAATAATAAAGATGAAGAAAATGCAGGAATCGCTTTGGAAATAGAACATTTACTTGATACCGATTTTGATTCAGAATATGAATTAAACAATAAAATAAATTATACAAAATTTAATTCTGAGTTCACACAATTTTCTACCAATAGTGATGAGTTTTCTGGCGGTGCTGCATTAGGTTCTTCTACTAACTTTTTAGATAAA